TAAGAATTGTTTGTTGCTTGAGCAAATTCTTTGAACGTTCCTTCGTTCCAGTTGAATATATCAAATATATTTTGTACTTGTAATTCTGTTAGGTTATCAGGAAGGTCAATTCCTTGTATTTTTCTTGGTCTACCCAATGCGAGTACCTCCTTTCTTTTTAGAGGTTAAGGTTAAGATGTAATTCTTTCGTGAGAATTTGTGGAATGTTTTTAAAATCTTCTTCTTTGATACGTAATAATTTATAATTATGATCTTTGGCGTACTTATCTTTCATTTCATCATATTGCACTCTAATGTTAAACTCTTCGATAGACCCATGAAAAAATGGGATATACTCGTCATGTAATTTGCTATCTATTTCTAAAAGCATTTTTATTGTATTGTCGCTGTTTAGAATAGCAAAATCATATCTTAATGGATTATCATAATATGAGAGCAAATCGTCAAATTCATATTCGATTTCAAATTTCAAATCATTATCTTTAAGGAATTTATAAGCAATTTGTTCATTTGAAGACAATTTACAGGCGGGGCATCCGTTTCCAGCGAATCGAGAAGAAATAATTGCACTCCATTCATATTCACAAATAGAACATTTCCAAAAAGCATATAAATTGCTATAAGGAAGAACTTTATCTGGAGTTTTTATGTTTTTGTTATAATCCCACTCTTTAACTAGTTCAGGGCGCAATGCTTGCAAATTATATTCCTCCGTTAAATTTCTTTCTTGACTTTTCTCTCCATTTGCTTTTATGGCACATTGAGGACAACCAGTATTACTAGAATATATGCAAGACCAACAAGTTTTCCATTTATAACCACAAATATTGCAAGAAAAATTCATATTACTTATATGACTTCCTTTATATTCATCACAATATAAATTATATTGCTTATTATTTTTGACAATCCACATTCTAATATTTTCTAAGGCATATTTATTACTCAATTCAAAAGGGCCAGTTACATTAAAACCTCTTTTAATTGCACTATCAAGGCAATGTATTGAATAATTATATTTATATCCATATTTGTCATAAAAATCCAATTTTGTATTTGCATTTTTATATTGTTGATTTTCTTCTAAAATAAAACCAAATGACAAAACTTTTTCTCTAATTTCATCAAAAGTATATGTTTTATTTCCTGCACATTTTTGACAAATTGGTTGATGCGAAACAAATTTAGAAAATATTCTTTTATCAATGTGCCCACAAGAAAATAATATTTCTAGTTTTTCTCCAACACCAATATACTCCGTAGATAATAATTTACAATTTCTGCTTTCAACACATTCTTTTACATAATCATAACTAAATTTCTTCAACATATCCTCCCGAAAATAATTCTCCTGATAATAAGATTAATAGAGATGCAACTGTTCAGGAGTACAGTATAAGGGAGCGACCCCGCATCTCTATTTTTCAACATTTTATAATACCACACTATTAAATTTTTGTCAAGGGTTAAAACCCATGCAAAAGCCCCATCATATATTCAAAGTCGTCTTGCACATCTTCTTCTTTAAGCAAATTAATATCAAATTCTTGAGAAACAAAATAATTAACATAACTAATTGCAGAATAGCGATCCTTATTGCATCCAGATTTTTCAACTAATTTAACTTTTCCACTTACCAAAGCCAGATCAAGATTAATGCACTCACTTATTAGAAGTCCGGTTTGAACATATGGATTTAAATAAAAGGCATAAATTGAAGAATCGCCAGAACTACTTAAAAATTCTTTATTTTTTGATTTTATTAAAAATTCCTCAGCGTCTCCATCTAAAATTAAGAATTTCCATAGTTTTTTTTGTAAAGAAGATCTAAATAAGTTTGCAATTTGACTATTTAAGTCTTGACTTGCTGACATTGGAAAAATTACAGGAATTGCATTAATCCCTCTAGTCCTTCTTCTCAATTCGTCTCTTACGTCTTCTCTAACTGATGTAAAATTTTCATCTACCACAGTAAATGGAGGGTATGTTTCTCCCCTTTCATCATCAATTGTGTTTTCACTTAAAGAATCAAAAATACTAATGCCCGCGTTTTGAAGATCAAGGCAACAAAAATCTGCCTCAAAATCATGAAAAAGTTCTTTTATTCTTTTTGCTTGAACACCTGTGTGTTCTCCTTTATGACTTTCCATATAAGAACAATGGCGTTCATACCCTTCTCCTTTGATTGGGATGAGTCGTATACAAGCCATAATAGAATTGTCGTTTTTTTTATTTGCTCTCATGGCAACGTCACAGGTAATAAACCTTATTTCGCCTTCTAGTTTTTCAATAGAATATGGATTCTTTTTTGCATTAAAATTGTCTTCTCTTTGAGGATAAAAAGCTTGTTTTAAGTTTCTTTTAAATAAAGATGAAGCAAAAAAACTTTTCCCGCTGCTACCCGAAGGTATATTGAGATACTCAAGTTGAAAACCAATTTCATCCATATCTCCTGTTTCATTTTTTATCATATCAGCAGTTTTAATCCCATGAAATAATGTGATAAAATAATCTAGCGATAGAAAATTAGCAGTTTCGTCCCCATTAACCATTCTTCTTATACAAGATTTCACATAAGTATACCAATATTCGGCAGTATACCAGGCAGAAGTAATATAAGATATTCTACCATCTTCTATTAGATCTTTATCTGACCCATATTCTGGTTTTAATCTATATGGAGGGGTTCTTACTTCAAGAAAAGGTTTTATTACCTTTTCAAGTATCTCTCTAGGAACTAACCTCGCCTCCTCTATGACGATATAGTGACATCTATTTCCTCTTGCCGAATCGGAACTAGGCACAACCTTAATAGAACTACCACAATGGAATATACACTCATAAGTATTAGAATTAGTTGTTATATGATCAATTTCTCTAGCTACATTCGGGTATCTATTTTGCAACTCTTTCATTTTTTCACTCAAAAGAATCCCGCCTTGAGAAAGGGTTTTTGAACACACAATAATCTTAATTCCAGGATATAAAACACATAAAGTTAATGTCCAAACTGCTATAATCCATGTTTTAGCAGCAGCACGACTTGCAACTATATATGCTAAATTACTTCTTTGTAATATCCATATCATTAATATTTGATAAGGATGTAAATGAATCCCAAAATAATCTTGGATAAATCTTACAGGGTTACGACGAAACATAGTTATCCATCTTTTTAACCTGTCTTTTCTGGCACCATCTAAAACAGAACTTTTTATCATAGATTTTGGACGTAAGAATTCATTTTGCGAAGATAAATTTTTAAGTTCTTTATTTTTGTAAGGACGTGGAGATGTTCCCATTTTTATTCCTCACTTATATCTACTATTTCATCAATCTCATCCTCTGTATCTACATTAAAATCTCTACTTTGTGTAATAAAATTTTTAAGAGGACGAGTTACATATTTTTTGAAATAAAAGTCAATATTATCGAAATCTTTGAATAATTCTTTATCTTTTCCAGAATAAAACTCTGCTGGTTCATTTTCTTCAATAATCTTGATAAAAGACGAAAATGTATCTTTGGCTTGCCCTGAATTTGCAGTAGCAGCTTTAGCAGGATCAACACTAGCGGTACGCATAAGTTCTTGTAAACGTTTTACTGCCGAAGCATCTCCACCACCTTTGCCCATTCTACTTTTTCTAATATCTAGTTCTGCAAAACAAATTTGACGAAGCAAAGATTCCTCTGTTGCCGTATCGCACTTATGAGTCTTTTTATATCTCGCCAACTCTGATTCCAAAAATTCATAATCTTCAAAAATTAAATCTGGCCCCCAAAAGTCCTTAAGATATTTGTTGAAATCAATGTCATCTGTAATTTCATCATTAGAAGATGATATTTGGGTATTGTCTTCTATTCTACCATTAAATGTCATTTCCGTATCATCAGAAAGATTGGACAAAGTAGATAACTTACTTTTATAAATACCAAAAACTTGAATATCTTCTTTACCATCATTCTGCATTTTTGTAATTTGTGTTTTTACTGCCTCGACTGCATTTGGTGCCCATTTTATATTTAAAATTCTGCAAGTTCTAAAAAGTGCTTTTTCAAAATTTCGTTCTATGTTCAAAGAATTACTATATATTTCATTACAATGTATTTTGCAAATTGACATGAAATTGTTTTTATCGAGTGCTGTATCCACGGCCTGATAAAATTCTTTTATAGGCTTCATCTTCATACAAACCCTACAATAATTCTCAGAAATTCCGTTTACTTCTGTAGTTTTCTTACTCATACTAACTTTTTTCTTCATTGTACCTGCTGTTCCCATCCTTATTTATCTCCTATACCTAAAAATATATAATTATGGGCACACGCCCAACTGATTTTTATGTTTGTT